GTAAACGTCAGGGATCTGGCGCTCACATTCATCCCACGTTGATTTCAGGTCGTGGCCTTCGGCGTAGGCGATCTCTGCGTCGCCGTACAGGGCGGTGATCTGGTACATGTCAGTACCCCGCGCTCTTGACGGTGCGGGCGGCTGCGTGAAGCTTGGCCTTGATCTCGTCGCGAAGATCGTCGGGCAGCGCGTACCAGCGACCTTCGGTGCGGTTGTGATCGTAGGCTGACATGACGGCTGATTGAGTCAGGTCGCAGGGGCCGGTCGTGATGTAGTCGATACCACGGTCGATGTCGCAGAAGGCGACGGAGCCGTCGTCTAGCTGGGTGGCGGCGATGCGTTGACCGTGTGTGGTGTATCCACGGTTTGTGTTGAAGGCGATGATGTTCATGTGGTTCTCCTTGGGGCCGAAGCCCCGTTGCGGTTTGGGATCAGTATGTGTGGTCGACGATGACGTAGGGGCCAGTCGCGCACAGTTCGCGGTACGCCAGCATCCGAAGGTGGCGCATGGATTTGGCCTTCAGCAGTTTGCCGTTGACGGTGGTGGTCCACGCAACGGTGCGGCCATTCTTCTTGATCTGGTGGTAGATCAAGGTGATCGGAGGATCGTCGTTAAACATTGCTATCTCCTTTGCCCCGGAGGGCGGTTACAAAACAAGCGAGAGACTCCATCATGATCAATCTGGGATTGACTGTCAACTACTGGATGCAGGGCGGCGGCAGCGGTAGACTCCCGGACTATGAACAGACCACAGAAACCAACGTCACACGATGTGCCTGGCCTAACCAAAACGCGGCGGCCCGCACGGATGTCGAAGAGGGCAATCAGGGAAACGCTGGAGGCAGTACCGATTGACCGTGTCGTTCTGGGAGCGCCGTCAGCCGGGACATTGACTCGGAAACAGAGAGCGTTCGCCGAGGCAGTAGCAATGGGAGAGACGAAGACCGGAGCGTACAGGCAGAGCTACGACACACATTCGAGCGGAGCAGTTCAGGCAGTCGAAGCGCAGCGGCTAGTAAACAACCCAAAAGTTGCCCTCCAGATCGAAGCTTTCAAGCTGGCTGCGGAGGCGAAACGGTATGCAACACCAGCCGCACTGCGTAACCTTGTTATCGAAAGGCTCACCGCAACGGCAATAGATGACGCAATTCCACCGGCTCAACGGCTGCGGGCACTTGAGCTACTGGGCAAGGTGACGGAGGTGGCAGCATTCACGGAGCGGCGTGAAGTGGTCACGGTGACTGATAGCGGAGCGCTCCGGGAGCGACTGCTAGACACGCTACGCACCGCGATCACGACAGACGCACGGGTGCTGCAACGGCTGCGAGCGGCACAGGCAGTGGACGTAGAGGTGGCGGCAGGGGGCGACGGCAGCGCAAACGCTCAGGACGGCGACGTACCGGGGGGGGAGGGGCCGGATGCGACGGCATGCCAGCCCCCGCCTATGCTTAGTAATCCCGACATTCAGTCACCCCCAAATAACATTGATACCCCCCATGAAAATATCAGCACCACCTAAAAAAATTTATACCAAAATTTGTAAGTACGATAACATTTGTTATGCTAAAAAGTAGTAGTAGATATTTAAAAAGTGGGGCGTGGTACCCTAAAGTAAGGTGTTATGGATAGCAAAGTGGAGAATTGTTTCCAACGCTCGGCGGTGAGTATCGAACAAAGTGGGAAAAGGCCCCCAAAACAGGTAAAAATGACCCCTGCACAGAAAGAAATGTACATGTTGTTAGATGAATGGTGGAAGAGATATGGGTTTGGGCCTACCATTGATGATGTGATGTATGTGACTGGGCGGAAGAGTCGTGGTGGGGTGTATCGGACGATGAAGGCTTTGGTGAAGTTAGGGGTTTGTGTTCATACTCCTAATAGTCATAGATCTATTAGACCTAAAACGATAAGGTTGCGTGATCTTGAGTGATGATGATCTGTTAAATTTGTTGAAGGATCCTGCTGTCCTGTCTTCCCTCTTAGAGAGTTTGGGGGATGCGGACAGGGAGCATCTTTTACAGGTTGCCGGGGACTATCAAACGGCTGTAACTCGAGAACGGGGGGCGGATGAGTTCTTAGAGTTCGTCAAAGCAATGTGGCCGGGGTTTATCTCGGGTAGGCATCACATTGTTATGGCTAGGAAGTTTGAGGAGATCGCCTCTGGGAAGTTAAAGAGGCTGATCATCAACATGCCGCCTCGGCATACTAAGAGTGAGTTTGCGAGTTACCTTCTACCTGCTTGGTTCTTGGGGAAATATCCGGATAAAAAAATTATCCAGTCGTCTAACACGGCTGATTTGGCCGTGGGTTTTGGGCGAAAGGTTAGGAACTTAGTGGGCGGAGAGGCTTATACGAAGATCTTTCCTAATGTGAGTCTGAGGCACGACTCAAAAGCGGCAGGAAGATGGTCCACTAATAAAGATGGGGAGTACTTCGCTATCGGGATCGGCGGTACGGTCACAGGAAAAGGTGCGGATCTTTTGATTATTGACGATCCTCACTCGGAACAAGAAGCCGCTTTGGCCGCGAACGACCCATCTATCTACGATAAAGTCTACGAATGGTTCACTTCTGGCCCAAGACAGCGTCTTCAGCCGGGGGGAGCCATCGTTATTGTTATGACTCGCTGGGGAAAACGGGATTTAACAGGACAAGTAGTTAAAGCCGAAGCCCAAAGAGGTGGAGAAGGCTGGGAAGTTATTGAATTTCCCGCGATTATGCCGTCTGGCCTTCCTCTATGGCCCGAATTTTGGTCGTTAGATGAGTTAGAAGCCCTAAGAACTGAGCTTCCAAACTCAAAATGGCAGGCTCAGTACCAACAAAACCCTACTTCAGAATCATCGGCCCTAATAAAAAGGGAGTGGTGGCAGATTTGGGAGCGGGAAAAGCCTCCTCCGATAGATTTCATCTTGATGGCGTGGGATACGGCTTATGAAAAAAACAACAGGGCCGACTATTCGGCTTGTACAACATGGGGAGTATTCACTCATCCAGATGATTCCGGCGTAGACCAGACAAATGTAATTTTGTTAAACGCTAAAAGGGATAGAGTTGAGTTTCCTGAACTGAAAAAGTGGGCGATTTCAGAATATAAGGAGTGGGAGCCTGATTCTGTGATCATCGAGAAGAAAGCCTCGGGGGCTCCTCTTATATATGAGTTAAGAGCGATGGGGATTCCTGTTCAGGAGTTCACGCCTGTAAGAGGAAACGACAAGATTACTAGGGTAAACGCGGTTTCGGACCTGTTTGCTTCGGGTAGAGTTTGGGCTCCGGACAAAAACTGGGCCGAAGAAGTGATCGATGAAGTTGCGTCTTTTCCCTCGGGTGATCATGACGACTATGTGGATACTGTATCTTTGGCCTTGATGAGATTTAGAAAAGGCGGGTATATTCGCACTCAATTAGACGAAGAAGACGAGATTCCACAGTTTCGCCGTCGGGTTGAATACTACTAAGGATATTTATGTTAGATAAAGCTCTGTATCAAGCTCCCGTTGGGTTGAGCGAGTTGGGTGATGATGCTATTGAGATTGAGATTGTAGATCCAGACGTTGAAATTCAAATTGAAATTAAAGACGAAGACTTTGGGGATAATCTTGCAGAAGGAATGAGCGAGAGTGAGTTGGCTAACATTGCCGACGATCTTCTTGGGGACTTTCAATCTGACATAGATTCTAGAAAAGACTGGATGCAGACCTACGTTGACGGGATTCAACTATTAGGTTTGAAGATTGAAGAAAGGACAGAGCCTTGGCCGGGGGCTTGTGGGGTGTATCACCCTATCCTCTCTGAGGCTTTAGTCAAGTTTCAATCAGAAACAATCATGGAGACTTTTCCGGCTCAGGGTCCGGTAAAGACTCAGATCATAGGAAAGGAAACCCCAGAAAAAAAAGAAGCCGCCCAAAGGGTTCAGGCGGACATGAACTTTCAGTTGATGGAGAACATGCCTGAATACAGACCAGAACACGAAAGAATGCTGTGGGGTCTGGGCATGGCAGGTAATGCCTTTAAAAAAGTTTACTTTGATCCGAATCTTCAAAGACAAGTTTCTTTGTTTGTTCCTGCCGAAGATATTGTTGTTCCTTATGGGGCTTCAAGTCTTTTGACTTCGGAACGAGTCACTCATGTAATGAGAAAGACTAAGAACGAGCTAAAGAAGTTACAAGTTGGCGGGTTTTATCTAGATGAAGATCTGGGTGAACCTGCTGAAACTTTTGACGATGTAGAAAAAAAGATTGCAGAAAAAATGGGTTTTAGGGCCGATTCAGATGATCGGTATAAACTTCTTGAAATGCATGTGAACTATGATCTTCCGGGTTATGAGGATGAGGAAGATGGGGAGCAAACAGGCATTGGCCTTCCTTATGTGATTACGATTGAAAAGAACACTCAAACTGTTTTGTCTATTAGACGGAACTGGAATGAGAATGATCCTCTAAAACAAAAGAGAAATCACTTTGTTCACTATGGATATATCCCCGGATTTGGGTTTTATTGTTTTGGAATGATTCATCTGATTGGGGCGTTTGCCAAATCAGGTACATCATTGTTAAGACAGTTAGTTGACGCTGGGACGTTGGCTAATCTTCCGGGAGGGTTTAAGACTAAGGGGCTCAGGATTAAAGGAGACGACACGCCTATTGCTCCAGCCGAGTTTAGGGATGTAGACGTTTCCTCAGGATCAATCAAAGATAACATCATGACGCTTCCATACAAGGAGCCAAGTCAGGTGTTGGCTGCTTTGATGGATAAGATCATTGATGAAGGTAGGAGGTTTGCCAGTGCGGCGGATCTGAAGATTGCCGACATGTCCGCTCAAAGTCCTGTTGGGACGACTCTGGCTATTCTAGAGCGGACGTTAAAGATTATGACGGCGGTTCAGGCTCGAGTTCATTATTCAATGAGACAAGAGTTTAAACTTTTAAAGGAGATTATTAGGGATTACACGCCAGAAGACTATGATTATGAGCCGGAAGATGGGTCGCCTATGGCCAAAAAATCCGACTACGACATGGTCGAGGTTATCCCTGTATCTGATCCTAATGCTGCAACCATGTCCCAAAAGGTTGTTCAGTATCAGGCCGTTCTTCAATTGGCCCAACAAGCTCCACAACTTTATGATCTGGCTCAATTACATAGACAGATGCTTGAGGTTTTGGGAATTAGGAATGCAAGTAAGTTAGTTAAGATTGAAGACGATCAAAAGCCAAAGGACCCTATATCAGAGAATATGGATGTGGTTCGTATGAAACCATTGAAAGCTTTTGCATATCAGGATCATAAAGCTCACATTACTGCTCATATGTCGTTTATGCAGGATCCAATGACTGCACAGATGGTTGGGCAGAATCCTCAAGCACAACAAATTGGTGCTGCGATTCAGGCGCATATTGCAGAGCATTATGCGTTTGACTATAGGAACATGATTGAACAACAAGTTGGAGGTCCGTTGCCTCCTGCGGACTCTGAAGAGCCAATGTCTGAAGAGTTTGAATCTGCTTTGTCTAGGATGGTTGCACAAGCTGCACAACAGTTGACTCAACAACATCAAGCAGAACAGGCTCAACAA